CGCCTTTCGTCTCGTAGATTTCGTCTAACCAAATGTTAAGGCGATGGGCATTGCCGTCCACAAGTCGGGCGATGGCCTCTCTCGCTTCTGCGGTTGCCTTGTTGGGCGATCCTTTAGGTCTTGGCATAGGGCTTATTTATGCACAAATGAAACAATAATTAAAGAGTCATCGGCGAAAGATAAATTCTTGCTCGGGAACGTCAAGTAATTGCCAAGGCGGGTTTTGTCGGCGCTCTGTTGGAGTCAAGTTCATGCGTTTCTGCACCGCCCGCGCTTCTGCCTCTCCTGCAAGCCGTTGATACAAATCAAAGTCTGACTTTGCGTTTAATTCTCGGTATTTTTCTTGCACCTTTGCCGCTTTCACTACGTCATCTTGCGTTTCACTTAAAACTTTATTTGTTTTGCGTACCAACGATTTCGCTTGATTCGGCGTGATTGCGCTTTCAATCCCTCGCATCGCGGGGTCTTTTTCTTCCATCATGCGTTGCATAATTTTCACGGCTTGCTGTATCCATTTGTCTCGCGCCGCGCCCTTTTCTCGCGGCATTTGCCAGCCTAGCCCAATGTCATCCAGTTCCTGCGACACCCTTGTGCCGTATTGATACCAATCAGACAGCCGTGTTAGTTCGCGTGGTTTGATGTTTTGTTTTTGCTGTAATTCTTTAAGTTTTTGAGCATATTGCGCTTTAGAAGCAATGCTTGATTTAGAAATTGCTTCTACGCGTTTGTTTAATGCACTCTGAAAAGGTTGCATTTCCTTATCAAATTGCTCATTCAGAACTTGTCTGGCAACATCAGTTGTCCCGCCTCTTGCAAACCCTTCTCGCTGTTGAACGGCGTGTTGCAATTCATGCAACAACACATTTTTTCCGCGCTCTAACTGAAAACCAATATCGTCCCTTAATTTAATTTCACCTTCCCACGGTGAATACGATCCCTCCACGCCCAGCCCAAGTACCGACGGTGATGCCATTCGGACTCGTTCATTGCCGATTCCGGGGTAAGCTTTTTTCAATTCTTCATGTTGTAAGACAGACCCAACATTGGTGGAAAATGACTGTCTTTGCGGAGTCAATTTCTCAATTGCAGCCAACCGACCTTGTATTTCGTCGGCTGTCTGATTCTTTGCAATATCGGTTGCGCTTCCTTTCGGTGGTCTGCCAAAAGTCTTTACAAACCATTGTTCAGCGTTTTGGGCAAGATTTTCTACTTCTTGCCGACTGTTAGCCGTGTCAATTCCTAAAGATTTTAAGCGATTTCGGATGTAAAGCGCGTCATCAAATTGGTCTGCTTGCGTTTTCGCTTGCTCTACCGCTTGTGAAAATGCCGCACCGGGACGGTACTCTGCGCTTAAATCGCTTATTTCTTGTTTCCATTCTGGGCCAAATGCCCGACCCGTTCCCGTTTCGCGCCAAATAGTGTCGCGGTCAATGCCCGCTTTTTCCATTTCTATTGCACGTTGTTCAGCAACTGGGTCATAGGTTTTGGCTGATTTGCCGATAAATATGTCCCGCTTGCTAACGCCGCCAGCGCCTCGGATCGGGCTAACCATTTCGCCAATGACTTCGCCTGCGCCTAACGGGCCGCTGCCGACTTTCTGGGCGGTGTAGCGCAAAGCGTCAGCGATGATGCTCGGGTCGCGCACAACGGCTCTAACGCCCTCGTATGCGCCTCTAGCTGCGCCAATCGGGTCAGTCACGATGCCTTTGACCCCTTCTAACTGATTGGTTAGCCCTTCACCGATGCCGATGGATAGGTTTTCCAAATCTCGTCGGAGGTTTTGCGAGGGGGCGGGGGCAGGCAGTTCTGCGCCGGGGACTGGCACCGACTCCATCATGCGCCGACGGCGTTCTTCCTCGGCTTGTCGGTAGGCGAGGGCAGCAGCAAGGCGGCTGCGGTCAACGGCCATTTACTTAAAACGCTCCAGCTTGTACGACAGCGCGGCAATTTCGCCCACGATTTCGTCAATGATGTTCTGCAAGTCGGTGTCTTTCGGCAGGTCGCTTCGGATGCCCTTAACGAACGTCAACAGGCTGTTGGCGTAGGCGGCAGCATCCTTTTGCACTCTGAACCCATCAGGGTAGTCGTCCAGCGGGATAATGCCGTAATGCCCCTGATACGCCTCGGCGTACTTGTCGGCCAAATCCACGATGTTTTCGTAGTAATGGCCGAGCGCCTTATGGGCGGCATAGCTCGCCGTCTGCAAATGCAAAAAATGCGCGGCGGTGCTGCTATGCAGCAATACCCCGACAAACTCGGCAGCGTCTTTATGCGACATAGAACCTCCGCATTGCGAGGGTAATGCGAGGCTATTGGCTCGTCAACCGCACGATGTTGTGCGGGACGACCATTGCTAACGTGGATTCATCGGGCAGCCCGTGCTTTTCCAACAAGTCCTTCTCGGCGGGGTACACCAGCATCGCCCCCTCGTATTGGAACATCTGCGCGTTGGCAACGCCCTTCTCCACGCCCTCAAAGTCATCCAGCACCACGACCGTGTTGCCGTGGGCAATCTCTGCTAACAACCGAACGTCCTTCTGGGTCAGCCTGCCGTCCAGAAATATCAGGTCGGCCTTGACCTTGCTTTTCAGCATATCCTCAAACATCTCGGTGCTGCCTTTCATCGGGTATTGGTTGACCTTAAACGGCAGCTTGATGTCGTTGCTGTAATCGCAGGTATAAACCGTCGCCCCGCTGGAGACGAGCGCGAGCGTGGACTTGCCGATGTAGGTGCCAACCTCCGCAACCACTTTCGGTTTAACTGCCTGCACGACGCTGTAAAGACACCAGAACGCGGCAAGGCTAATGCTGCCCGTCGGTGCCTGTGCCGTAGCGCGTAACGCATCCAGCATATTGAGCTGATCCACCCACGGGATTTTCGGCTGGCTGACGGTGTTTTCCAGCAGCGTTTCCCAAATGATGCGGCTTGTTCTTTTGCGATTTAAGTTAATCATGCTAATTTCTCCCTATGTCAACTTTTGTGTTTTTCCACGTTGGCACCGATCTTTCCATGCCAACGGCTATGGTGGCGTCGCTTAAAAAGCACAATCCCGGCGCTGAAATCATCCAAGTTACCGACAATGCCACGCCAACGGTTCCCGGCGTCACATGGTCGCACCCGACGATGGGCGACCCCGCGCACCTGATGCTCTGGCGTACCTCGGCCTTTGCCGATCTGCGCCTTGACCAGCCTGCGCTCTACATGGACACCGATATGCTGGTGCGTAAGCCCATCCACCCCGAGTTGCTCTTGGGCGGTGCGCTGATCGCGGTCTGTCGGCGCTCGTTCATGCGCGAGGCAATCTTTAACGTCAACCAGCGCGGGCAGGACTATTCCGAATACGCCGGTAAAACGCTGGATGAGGTCTACCCCTACCTTGGCTGTGCGACCATCACCCCCGATGCCGAGGTGTGGATCAAGCTCGCGGAGCGATACGCCGCCCTGCCCGACAAATTCAAGGCGTGGTACGGCGATCAGGAGGTTCTGCGGGATTACGTCAACGGCCTCTCGCCGCTTTTCGTTAAAAAGCTGGACGAGTACCGTTATGCCTGTCTGCCCGAGCATTTTGCCGAGTTTCCCTCGCCCGTTATCGCCCATTACAAGGGTAAGCGCAAAGCACAGATGTTCACCGACGCTGCTCTGGCTTGATGGCATCGTCGTATAACGCCCAGAGATCGCGTATGGCAGCCTCTGCGTCACGGGCGACGTAATACTCACCCCTGCCGTCAAAGACGTTCTTAAAGGCTTCCTGCGCCTCCCGTAGCCGTCCCTTCGGCATTTTGATCTCTACCCAGCACACCCACGACTTCCCGTCAGGGAGGGGTTTAGTAACAAGTTTATCGGGAATGCCTTGCCCTGCCTTGCCAAAGTCGGTGACCGTGAAGCCTGCCTTACGAAGCGCGTCCGTGATCAGGGCGTCGTTACCGTCACGGCGCAGGGCGTGTCTCATCGCTTAAACACCCACATCTGCCGGTAATACCGCATTTCGGTGTACGCCCCAACCCCTGCGTCAATCTCGCGGGCGATGGCATCCCACAGCGTTTTCATCAACTCTCGGTCGTTCTTCAGGCTCTTGCTGAAATGCTTGTTGTATTTGTCCCGGTAAGCGTCGTTATAGGTACAGGCCATGTCCTCAATGACGTAAAAACCACCGGGTTTAACCCATTTCCAGCAATGCACAAAGTTACCCAGCACGTCCTCGGCAATATGGCTGCCGTCATCCACCACAAGGTCAAATCCCTCTCGGTTGACCTGTCGCGGGTCGCTAATCGTAATGGTGACGTTTTTTAGGTCTTTGCAAAGGTTGGCGCACTCGGGCTGTATGTCAAATCCCTCAATCGTTGCAGCAGGCAAATGGTTCGCCCACATCCGCAAGCTTGCCCCGCACGCCACGCCGATCTCGGCAAGACGTAACGAATGGGTTTTGCGGTGCGTGACGCCTAATTCACGCAGGATTTGTTCGTAAATGTGAGTGTAATTGTGCTTTATCGTGCCTTTGTCCGATCCGTACAAGTCGGCAAGGCCCGTAAGCGAGATTTCCGTAAGGTCAACCTCACCCGTTTGCGGGACGTACTCCTCGGGCGTGACGGTGTCAAGGTAACGTCTGACGCCTCCTCGTTCCTTGCTTCGTTGATCGCTCTGCCCAACCATATTTGCCACCATATTCTGTTACTCGGATAACCATTCAACGGGGGAATTTGCACGATCTCTCAACCTCTCTACAGCCCTTTCACCCAAAAGCTGACGCACTAGGCCCACGGCATCAGGGTCTGACAATACTGCCTTCGCTCCAGCCTCTCTGACGAGCTGTGCCACACGTTCCCGGTCAATCTCAGCACCTGCGGCTAACCGAGCATCAAGGTATCGCAGACGGTTGAGCGGTGACTCCCTGACCAACTCATCCCACATGATTCTTGCTGATTGCCCTATGTCTTCTCTGGGCTGACTGGGCTTACTCTCGGGGTATAAAGTTTCATCTCCCATGCTTAAAACCCTGATGACTGATGGTGAATCCGCACGGTTGAGACGGAGTTACGCCTCAACTTGGATCGTGCGGAATTGATGACTGACGGAGCCATCCGCTGTCGGCTACTTTTGCTCAAGGTTCGTCCCCTCAAGTGCCATTTGCGCTTCCCGACTGACGCCGCGCACCTACAGGCTGGCCGCCCCGGTGTAGGTTTAAGGTAATGCTGCGCGTAGTTGCCCCGACCAGCATTCCCGAACGTATTAGCGCGGTGGGGAGGTTGACAGGACTAGAACAGTCCATTACAGTCCACTCGCGCTATACCCGTAAATACAGCGTAATGGCTTCCCACTAGCCGCGTCAAGCCCCCGAAAGGGGGTTTGTCGTTTCTGGCCGCCGTAAAGCCCATTACAACGGCTTCCAGCCTTGAACCATAGCCATGACGTGCCAGTACCGCACAGGCGGTATACGGCCCTGCTTGACCCATTTCTGGACGGCGGCACGGCTTACCCCGAGGGCTTTGGCCGTTTTGACCTGCGAACCGTAATGCTTGACTAAATCGGTAGGTGTCATGGGGCTAGAATAATTCCTGCCACCCTAGTTGACAAGCCTGTATACCGTGGTAGCATAGGCACCGTTGATAGACACAACGCATCCACAGACAGGAGCAATCACATGAGCCGTTTTACCTACGTTGAGCATCCCGCCCGCGAAGTCTTGCACCCTGCGGTGTTTGACTCTGCACCGCGTATTACCTCGCAACAACGTGTTGACGTATACGAGGGCGACAAACTTGTACGCGCTTTCATTCACAACGAATGGCGCGACCGTAATGATCGCCTTGTTCGTTTCACTTCCGACGAGGTGGCGGCGTAAGCCGCCCCTCACAGGAGCAACAGAAATGCCCACATTTAACACCCAGTTCCACCTACTCGGCGTTTACTGCGAGATTGAAGTGGATTACGACGTAGACCCCGCTGATCCCTCTGTAGGTCTTGCCGAAAACATCAACCTCCGTAGCGTTTACATCCTTGGCATATACCCCGAGGGTTGCGAGAGTCGCGCTGTGCGAAGCAGCGATTACGTTTATCTCAATGCCAAGGCTGATCTTGGTTACCTCTCGCTGACCGAAAGAAACGCGCTGTTAGGCCGATGCGACGAACACCTTGAGGCTCGTAAACAGGAGGCGTTTGACTATGAATAAGCGCCCCTCACTCTGGCCCGTAGTGCTGTTGATCGTTGCCGTCTACTTACTGGCCGCGCTCGTAGAGCCTTGCGACGGTCACTCATGCGATGCGGAGGTGACACATGGAACGCGATAACGTCTGGCAGGACGACGATAGCTGGTGGCACCAGCAAGATTTGGAAATGCAGGAACGTGAGGAGCAGGAGCGCATTGAAGCCTGCAACCGCGCATTAGACGAACTCAAGGAGAACAACGATGCAGAGTGAAACCATAGGCGCATTGGCCGCCGCTTTAAGCAAAGCCCAAGCCGACATTACGGGGGCGTTGAAAGACAGCAGCAACCCGTTCTTTAAGTCCAAGTACGCCGATTTGGCATCGTGTTGGGATGCCTGCCGTAAGCAGTTGGCCGCCAACAACCTTGCGGTGATCCAGACCGTTTGGGTTAATTGGGAGCGTGACGAGTCGGTGCTGCGAACCACGCTCGCGCACAGCAGCGGGGAATGGATACAGAGCGACTTGCCGATCCGCGCTAAAGACGGCAGCCCACAGGCAGCTGGCAGCGCCATTACTTACGCTCGCCGCTACGCCCTTACCGCCATCGTTGGTCTTGCACAGATTGACGACGACGCCGAGGCCGCACAGGGCCGAGGGTTTACGGTTGATCCGCGTGGCGATCTGGGCAAGCAGTTTGACCCGGCAAAGCGCGACCAGTTCGTAATGCAGTTTCGCACCGCGTTTGATTTGGACGCAGACGAAAAGGACATTGCGCTTGCCGTATTAACTGTCCACGAATCGTTGAACCGCGATCAGAACCTTTATATCGCGGTGGCTGACGCGCTATCGGCCAAAGAGCGTGGCGCAATTAAAAAATACATCCAGATAGCAAAGGAGCAGACCCGTGGCTAATTACCAAACGAACTTTGATCCGAATATGCGTGGCGTGTTGTTCAAAAATGACCAAAAGGGCAATCCAAAAGCACCGCTTTACCGAGGGTCATGCGTGATTAACAACGTAGATATGAATATCTCGGCGTGGATACAGACGAGCAAAAAATCGGGCGATAAATTCATGTCGCTGAAGTTTGAGTCCAAGGGTGAGGGCCGTGTGTCACGGGCCGGTGAACCCCAGCGCACACCGGACAAGTCGCCGCCGCAACAGCAATTGACCGAGGACAATTGGGACGATGATTCCATTCCGTTTTAGTGGAACATTGCACTTGTGAAGCGCATTTTTCCGATAGGTACATCACCAGAACAAGTTGCTACGGCGGTGCTGCGAATGTTGCAGCACTTGCCGTCCAACAAACCGTTAGCGATAACCGTAGAGCTATGGAAAAAGCCGCGCACCAACCAGCAAAACGCCTACCTTTGGGGCGTGGCGTATCCCGCGATCCTAGAGGGTGGCGGTGAGGCGCTCAAAGGTTGGTCAAGGGATGATATTCACGAGTATATGACCGGAGAATTTGGAGGTTGGCAGGTGCTAGAGGGTTTTGGCCGTAAGCGAATGCGCCCGGTCATGCGATCTTCAGCAATGACCAAGCAGCAGTTCAGCGATTACTTAGACTGGCTCGGCGCAAAGTGCGCTGACATGGGCATAGTGATACCGGAGCCAAATTGTGAGCCTTGATATTGCAACACAACGTGGGCAAATAAGCCTTGCCGATGAACAATTTGTTGCGCAATGGTACAACAGTAAACCGCGTCATCGTTACATCCAAACGCCAAAAGATGCGCCCGCAAAAATTGACGCAATTCTGACTAAAGACAACATAATTATTGGCCTTGCTGAAACAAAGTGCCGATACAATTTGTCTTTAGAACAATTGAGAACGAAGTTTAACGACGAATGGTTAATTACTTCTGAAAAAGTTGAATCTGGAATGGAACTTGCGGAGCAATTTTGTGTTCCGCTTATTGGTTTTTTGTTTTTAGTAGATGATGACGTATTGCTTGTGCAAAATCTTACTACCGCGAAAAAACGGAAAGAAATCACCGAAACACAACGCACAATCAACGGCGGGATAGCGCGACGAGAAAATATGTTCGTAACGATGAAAGATGCATGGGTGCATCGTGACATCAAAACGGACTGGTAATTTACGCAAAGAGGCCAAAGGCCGTGGCTGCATGGTGCGCCTCCCCGGCATCTGTAACTTCAATTCAGAAACGGTCGTGCTCGCACATCTGCGCGTAACAGGGGTTAGCGGCATGGGCTTAAAGGCACCCGATGCCTTGGGGGCTTGGTGCTGTTCCAGCTGTCACGCGGAGGTGGACGGTCAAACGCATAAAAGCGGCCTGACCCGTGACGAATTACGGTTAGCGCATTTTGAGGGCATGGCCCGCACCATCATGCAGTTGCACAAAGAGGGGTTGATATGACCCGCGATGACATTATCCGCATGGCAAAGGAAAGTGGCCTTGATAGCATTTTAGATGACTGGCTGCATGAGTTTACTCCCGGTAATTGGCCTGAAACTGACATACAGGAACTTGATCACTTTGTTGCCCTTATTGCCGCCGCCGAGCGGGAGGCGTGTGCTGCGGTATGCGAGAGGTTGCCAGAGACGTTCAAGATTGCTGCCGATGAGTTTGGCTACAAAGCAGAAATGCCAACGGCAGAAAACTATGCCGCCGCGATTCGGGCGAGGAGTGAGGTATGAACTTCTGGGCTGACACGCCCTACATTACTGCCTACGTTCGCAACGAGTTCCTGCACGACCAGCAGAAAGGGCATGGCGAACACACGCTCTGCACCGTATTCGGCTTCCGTAGCGAGCCGATGCGAGCGCCGATGTTCCAAATCATGCTGGAGTCAGGGGCGCAATGGGCGCGAATACCGATCCACGCGCTATCCAGCAAGCCCTGCCCGCCGATGGACTTAAAGCTCGTCTGCTGGTGGGACAGCTTTAGCCGAAACTGTCAGGTCAAGGAGGTCGCGTTCCTGCGTAACCACCGGGTCAAAACGGTCGGGCGAGACGGGGTGCAACGGGCGGGGACGTACCTGATGACGGTATTCTGGTGCGACGGCGGCTGGAGCGAGGTGCCTGACCAGAGCAAGGATCACCACTTGATTGTTTTAGACACGGGCCAATGGATTGCCTACCCCAACAACAGGCTGTTGTGGGTAGACCCGTCGTGGATCAGCGGGGAAGTGCCGAGGGACTGGCGCAGCCCGTCAACCAACTACACCGTGGAGGGGTCATGAAACGGCTTATAACGGCTTTACGGCGGCTTTGGACGGTAGATTGGCGTCATGTACCGCCCCCAAATTGGGCGGCTAAACGGGGGTCAGGGAGGATTTACTGGTGACGGTGGATAAAGACAGCCCGCCGGGGTCATGGCAACGGGAGATTGACCTGATGCCGTGGAAGTACAACACCTCGCAGGAGGAGCGGGTCAGGCTGGCGTTGTCTGAGTTACGCGCTAAAGGGCTATGGGAGATTGCCCGCGTGTTAGAGCAAGAAATTGTTACCCTGCGAGCCGAGCGGAAGTAAACAACGCCCGTTCGTCGTTACGGCGCTTGACTAACCCCGGCAACACCTTGCCTGCGGCCTTTGTCCACATCAGGAAGGCGTCAGCAGCGCCTTCTATATCGCCACGGTTGTAGCGCATACGGATGCTGCTGCGCTGTAGGTTCCCGAGGCCGACGTTAAAGGCAAAGCTCACCAGAGCGTCAAATTGGCCTTGATGACGAGTAGCAGCAGGGCAAAGTCGGGCCACGCCGCGCTCAAACCGCGCAAGGTCTTGAGACAAAATAGCGTCCACCTCTCCCATCGTGAGGCTGCGATCCCAGCCGTCGGGTATCGGTAGGTTGCGCCGATCCTCATATTTCACCGCTGCGTGTGAGGGGTCTATAACGTGGCCGACCCCGACCGTCCATAGCAGGGCCGGACACCGATAGGGTCGCGTCCTTACGCCCTCGTGATGCTTAATCATCGCCTTACCGGCGTCTGACACCTTCATTTTTTCTGGAAGGCTTGCGTCCCAAACCAGAAGGCAATGATGCTGGAAAGGATCATCATTTCGTCATCGCTAAACACGTTTTCCATGGCAATCGCAAACGGGATGCCCGTGGTGTAGGCGTACCACACGCCTGCCACGTTCAGCGCGACCAACTCCAGCACAAAGATGTACGTCACCACTGGACGCACCGAGGCACGCAGGTTAATCATCCATTGGCTTGCGCCCTTGCCGATCTCAATATCGTGCTGGTATAGGGCTTGGCGTTCCTCGGCAGCGGTCTGCGTCTGGATTTGCTCCAGTTTGATTTCTTCTACCCGCGCCTGTGCGATAAAGCCACGTTCGGCGAGGGCAAGTTCGCGTTCCTTCTGTGCGGCAACAAGGGCGAGTTCGTGCTTCTTGTCCTGCCGGTCTTGGAAGATGGTCAGAATCTTCGGCAGGCCACCCGCAAGGAATGACAGGAACGTGCTAACTAACGTCATCATTTGGAAGCCCTCACCACATCATCGCCTTTGGTGACGGTGACATGATCGCCTTCTACGTCCACGCGCATCGGCTGCTCTTTGCGATCCAGTTTGTCCAGTTTGCCGATCAGTTCCTTAATCACCTCAAACTCGGGCTTTTCTTCCTTCTCTACCGTGCCAGCAATGCCGTTCAGCATGGAGATAAGGGCGGTTAGCGAGGCACCAAGCAAGCCCATTACCGCCGCAATTTTATCTGTTTCCAGCGCAAGGCTTGACAGCACACCGATCACCACAATGACGGTGATATACGCGAGGCCATGCTTGCCAATGGCTTTACCTGCAACATCTTTGGCGCTGCTGTTGGCTTCAAGGCGCTGTAACTCGGCTTTGATCTGCACCTTGAGCAGCTCAATGTCCTCGCTCATTTCATCGCGTCCATCAACATCACAGCCATGCTACCGAGGGCGGTTAACAGCACAAGGATGATCGCGCCGCCAACCTTCAGCACTAACCCCTCCAGCCGCTTTAGGCGAGCGTGGATGGCCTCGTACCGTACCGCGCAGACATCAATGTGGCTGGTCACGGTTACTTCTAGTTCCTGAACTGTCGTCACGGCATACCCTCAACGACAACCCACGACTGCGTGGCTTCGTCCCATGAGTACATCTTGCCGTCAGTCGGCATCGGCACCGGAGCCTGCCAATTGCAGTCGGCATCAAGCGACCACGACGGGTACGGCTGCGGCGGGATAAACGCATCGCGGCCCGCATCGTAGGTGTAGCCGATCCCGGCGGA